CTTCTTTCTTCTTGTTCCACTCTTGTTGTGCATACTTAACGTCAGAATGCCCCATCTCAATCGAATCGGTGCGCTTGAGGTGGTCACGCCATTGTTTTCTGCCCTCAATCATTACGCCATCAGGGGACATGAATGGTGCAATATCACCCATGACCGTTGTGTATTCAGCAGAACGGCCTGCCGTTTTTTCGTATGGCTCGCTGCCATCTGATGGATAAACCCAAGTTCTTTTCACAAATGCTCCAACAATATTTCTATATCTTGCTCGTCTTGTTCGTCATCTATTTGTTTGGCAATAGATTTTATTTGTAATAGCAACGCATCATATTGAATTTCGCTTTGTATTGCAATTTCTATTATCTTTGATGAAGCAATGACTTCTCTTTTTTCCTCTGGCAAACCAAATAAAACTTGTTTAAGTTTTTGCTTTCTTTGGTTTTCTACCTTGCGCTCATCTTCCCATTGCTTAGTCCGCTTTTCTTCATCAAAACCAAAATGACCGCCTAACAGCGTTTCCACTACTGGCGGGTCTTCACCATCCCATACGGCGGCATCCCATAAACCATTGTCCCAATAATTAGCTGACAACTTCCACGCCTATGGCCTTGCCATCCGGCCCTCTGACGATTCGTTTAGGTGCGGAAAGTTTTTGCATTGCCATTCCAATGTTTTGCATTGATTCACCGTGCAAATTTGCCATGTTGTCGTGCAAGGCGGTTATTTTGTCCATTGCTTGGACAATTGTGCCGCCCAACTCATTGGTTATTTGTGCAGCCGCTGCTTCAACCACTGGTAGGTCGACGCCAGGGTTGCTACCAATCCTTGCCACCATGATCTTAGTCGCTGCGTCAAGTTCTGCTTTCCATCGTTCATATTCTTCCTTCCCTGCCATCTCTCTGGCTTTGATTTGAAGTTCATTGTTCTGCTTAACAGTCTCAAAATCGGCTTTCATCTGCGCCAATTGCATCTCGGCTTGCACCTTGGCTTGGTGCATCTGCATCTCAAGCTGCGCCTGTGCTTGCGCCAATTGTGCGTCTGCTTGCATCTTCATCTGTTCAGACTGCGCTTGTGCTTGCATACGCATTTGTTCTGCTTGCTGTTCGGCTTGCATCTGTAGCATCTCGGGCGGTGGGCCAGGCTGTTGTTGAGCCGCTTGGTCTGCCTTGTCTTGCAAGGCTTTCATTGCCCTCTCGACCGCGCTCTCCAATCCCCGACCGGCTCTGAACCGGCGTACAAGGAATAACAACATCTCAGAGGCCATTGGCAAGGTTTCGGGCGCTTGGCTAATCATAGGGATTGCCTCACGCAAGAACAAACCGATAGCTTGGATGGCTTCTTGTGCGCCTTGCTTTTCTGCTTGCTCATCAATCTGAGCCAAGCTGTCAGCCTCAACCGCAATATGGAAGTCGCGGATGGTGCTATTAGATAGCATCTGCAACGCTGCCTGCAACATCTGCGGGTCTTGACCGTCCGGTGTGTTCATCACACCTGACATTTCCACAATCAGCTCGGGCGGGTAAAACTTGCAAATGACCTGCGCCTTTAGCTTAAAGATGTCGGTTGCAAACCGAGCCACATCGCCTTGGCTGCTCTTTAACCGTAAGCTGCCAAAGTTAGCCTTGAGCTGTTGAGCACCAAGGGTTTCTTGGGCTTTAGACGATCCACGCAAGATGTCCGATATGCCCATAATTTCATAAATGCTCTGCTTAACCTGTTCTCTAGCTGCATACAGCTCACGCAAGGTCACAATAATCTGCGAGGTGTCCATCATGTCGATAGCGCCTTTTAAGCCGCCTTTTTCCGACATTGCCGCCCATCCAGTGACAGGGAACAGCTTGTTGTCCACGCCCTCACTGAACATCCGCGCCAGCTCTTTGAACTCAGCATTAAACACGCCAACCGCTTTACAAGCCTTGGTCAACAGGTAAATGCGTTGTGTCAGGTTATCCAACTCTTGCGCTTGATCCTCGTACTCACAGTAATCAGGTACAGGAATCATCGTGCCGGTGGTGGTGGTTGCCATCAGCGGTTTAGGGCATGGGAAGAATTCTTCTAACTCTAGCGGGTCATCACGCTCATCTAGCGCCTGTGGATAACCTTTGGCAATCCAACAAACCTTAGCCGTGCGCTTGTTCCAAATCTCATAGACCATTGCTTTTTTGTCATAGGTCATCTTGGCGGTCAATGGATTCTTGCCGTCCATGTCGGTGTTTGAGCTGGTCAGGCTGACGTTGTTGAATACGTCACCAAAGCGCTCTACACCCTCCTCCTTGGTCATGTAGACAGCGCGAGCCACCCACCAAACCTCATCCCATGTGCGAGCCGGTGAATGCAAAAAGTCTGACCAGTAAACGTAATCAATAGGGCTGTGAGCCGCATCAATGCGCTCTGTCGGGTCTTCAATCGTGTTGTAAACCTGTGATTCGTCTTGCTCCACACCCTCAACCTCGGGGCGGTCATTGACGATTACAGGCTCATAGCGAATCCATGCTGTACCGCGACCAGGCAACAATCTGTCTTGCACCGCACCAGACATGGCCGCGTCAAAGTCACCGAATTGCGTGGTCTCGTACTCCATGACACGCTCAAGCATTGTGGATGCAAGGCGACCCACAGGGTCTTGATCCATGTAGCGGCGTGACACTTCGGGCTTGGCTTGGCGACCGTACAGGGCAGGGAACAGCACTTGGATGTTTGACCACAGGATGTTGAACTTCATCCTTGGCATTTCTATGGCATCACGCTCATCCCGATAGCGCTTGACAACCTTTAAGCCGCGCTTTTCCCACTTATCAAATATTTTGATGGCGGTCTCAATTTGGTCATGCCAGTACGGGCCTGGGTCTTCGCCCTCATATGCGCCGTTTTCTTCGTACATGATTAATTACCGCTGGCAAAGAAGAATGTCACATCCAACGTGCCGCCCTCGGTTGCGTGTAAGCTAGTTCCTACATTGGCAGGGAATCGGTGAAACCCAATGGCAGGGGTAATCGTGCCTGACATGACCGTGCCGCTTGCGCCACCGTCTCTAAGCACTAAAGTTCCCGAGCTGGTGCTGTTGATGTAAAACCCAAGCAATTGGCATGGGCCTGTTGTGACATCTCCTGTTGCGGTGATGTTTTTGTATGCACCTACTTCTGCGACCGGCTGGCTCATATGCGCTCCTCTTTATGTTGCATCTCATAATCCCACAGCTCATCAAGTGTGATGGTTTGCAGGGTCTTGCCCTTGGGCGGTGTTTGATCTTTTGCCTCTTGTCGATAGGCTACTGCCAACATTCTAAACGCATCTGCGGGGTGTGAGCACCAATCATGGCGCGGAGTTTGACGAAAAGTTTTCTTATCTTCATCATATTCACGCTGATATTGCCTTAACGCTTCCAACCCCTCATCGCATCTTGTGTCGAAGTAGCATAAGGGTAAGACCATCCGCACCGCCTGAATGCCGTCTTGCACGCCAATCTCAGGCACGATGGCTAACTTGCTGATGCCCCCAAGATGTGCCGCTAACTGTTCAATGATTGACTTGCCGCCCGAGGCCAGCGTCTTTGCCCTTGCGTCATGCGGTAAGAAATGGCGGGTGTATCGGTAACCCTTATCCATAACTACGTCTGCCAATTGCTCAATGCTTGCGCCTGACACAGCGTAATAGTCCATTACCCTGATCTCGCCCCTGACCACCTGATACCACCAAATAGCCGTATCGTCCCGATAACCTAAGTCCCATGCGGTGTAAACAGGCGATTCAGGCTCAAAGGGTAGCTCTCTAATTCTTCCCTCATCTTGAGCTTGGCGCATCTCTTGACCGTAAAACGCCCCAAGAATAGCGGCATCAAAGCTGCACTCATACTCTTGGTCATACTGATCTTGGCTTAACTGAGACCGTGCCGCCTCTAATTCTGAATCAGGCAATAGCTTAGACACGGATGCTGGCAGCCTTAACAGAAACCAATCAGGCACTACTTGGCTGACCTTATAAATGTCGTGAAATTGGTTTTTACCCTTTGGCGTACCACCAAACACCGCCCAACCCAATCGGTCTGACAATGTGGGACGTATAACGTTACCCCAAACGCTTGGCTTAAAGTCACCGTATTCATCAAGATACACGCCGTTAAATCCCAAGCCCCGCATTGCATCTGCATTGTCTGAGCCAAACAGCATGATCTTTGCGCCGTTCACCAGTTCCACCGACAGATCAGATTCATTGGTGGCTTTAGTTACTGGTGCGGCGTAGAACTTAAGGTAATCCCATGCGACCCGCTTGGCTTGGCTACGAAATGGTGCAATGTAAGCATATTGGGCTGATCTGTTGCCCTCAGTTATGGCTCGCTTGATCAGGTCATTGATTGCCGCTACGGTCTTTCCAGCTCTACGGTGTGCGACTAAACAAGACCAGCGTTCCTTGCGCTCATGGAATGGCATGAATGCCGCCCTTGGGTTGTAGGGCAGGATTACTTCACGCCGCCCCATGTCACCACCATTTCTACCGGCCCATCATCCTTGCCGGTGATCTCAGTCCTTGCCAACTTAGGTACATGGTATTCAACTACCGATTGGAATAGCTCAAAGGCTTTGGCAGGATTGGGTTTTATGTCAGCCTCGGGAATGCCATTAGCAACGTCATCAAGCCATTGTGTGAGTCGGTAAGCATTACCATCCACGAACATGGCTATGGCCTCTCTAGCCTGCGCTGTGACCTTATTAGGCACACCCGCAGCTCGACCACCGGCCTTCTTTCTAGTTTTAACTACTTTAGTTTCGTTATTCATAATAAAGCATTAGTTACTCTGTTGGAACAGGGTATCTTAACTCTTGCGGTGATGCAAATGGGCTTTGACCTGAGCCGATACGTTTCTGGGCATAGTCCTGTGCTTTTTTGTATATCTCTGGCGTTGGCTCTATCCCCATCCTTAACAAGTCAATTTCCTGTTTGTTAAGGGTCGGCACTAACAATGGGTGTGACACCAGCTTGCCGTCTTGTTCATAGGCGCTTGAAAACTCGGTCATTGCCCCGCCTTGGTTTACAGGTATCTCACCAAAGAAACCTTTGCCCTTTAATGAACCCTCTGTCATGTTTTGACCAGATTCCAAATACCTTGCGCCAGACAAGCCAGGCTCACGGCTGAGGGCTTGGGCTAACAAACTGTAATCAGGCATCTGCTACCTCTTTCATTTTGATCAGGCCGTTAAGCATTCTGCTTTTGGTGTTGTGCCATTGCTTGCTGAAGTCGCAATCTTGGTAATGCTCAAACTCAGGTATTCCCAACGTGTAATGGGCAATTCTGGCGTTCTTGTTGTCTTGCTCGCCAATCAATACGTTCCATTCTTTCGGTAGCTCACCGATAAGTGAATCGGGCAACCAACCGAAACGATGCAAGTCTGAGCCGCTATGGTCGTCCACAAAGTCAGGTGTCAGCACTCGGTTTCTTAGGTGGTCGCAATTCCACAAAATCAGGCTTGACCAATTCTTTCTAGGGTAATCCCTGTTCGCCGCTTCCATCGGTGTGCCAATGTACTTCTTTGGGTGCTTGGTCAAGTAATTGTGCTTAACCACTTGCACCGCCTTAGTCGGGTCAAACAGCTTGGCAAGGTCATCAATGTTGGACAGCATCAGCATATCGCTTGCGTCCAAAAATATCGCTTTGCCGGTGAACTTGGTGAAGTAGGGTACTAAAAACCGCTGATAAGTAAATGCGTTTGTGCCGTCCCGCTGTGTACCGTGTAACGGTGTTATGGCGACCGGCTCGCTAGTGCGCTCAATCAGGCTCTGACAAAACACATGGTAGCCAACAGCTTCCCTTGGGTCATAGCCAGCGAATATTCTGATCATTTTAATGACAGTAGATAGATTGTGCTGTCAACCAGTGCGGCGATTTCATCCACAATGTTTTGCAAATGGCTGTCGTCTGGCAAAGCATCACGGTTTTTTTCTATGTAAGTTTTGATGCTGGCAAGGTACTTTTGCGGGTCTTTGGCGTTGTGAAAGTTCTCAGGAAAATCCTTGATTTTTTCGTAACAGCCTGAATACGCCTCTGCGTAGCTATCAGCCAAATCAACAATGGCTGGGTAGTATTTCCC